ACTTAGTACCTAGCTGTGTTTGGATGTTTGAAGTAACACCGTCAACGTAGTTTAGTTCAGCTGTTGTAGCTGTAACACCATCTAGTAAGTTAATCTCTTCATCAGTTGCTGTGATTGCTGCGTTGATACTGGGGAATGTAGTTTTTAGTGTTGACTTAATACCACGTATATGGTCATCACCTTCTGATACGTTATCTGTTGTTGTTGGGTTTGACGCATTAAGTGAGTCAATAAAATTAAAGCTTTCTAAACTCATAGTATGTTACCTCTTAAGATGATGCTGCTGTTACTGTAACTGTTACCTGTAGTGTGTCACCTGAGATAACTGAACGGCTGGATGCAAAGTCTACAACACCATATAAAGTACCAGTAGTACCTGATGTTGCAGAACCTAGGAAAGCACCAGCTACTGTTGCTGTACCTGTGACTGCGAAGTCAACGGCTGAAGCATTGGTCATACTACCTGATGCTGCTGCACCCTCTGTCCATTCTTTACGTGTTCCTGAGTAGTCTGTTACTTCTGACCAACTAGCGTGTGAAGCTAATGTATCACCAGCTACTGGTGTACCTGTTCCTTTAAGTCCAATGTACCAAGTAGTAACTGCTGTGCCTGCGTGGAACTGTGTATCTAAGATGTGGTTAAGACCTTCAGTAGTAATTAAGTTCTTCTTTGTCTCTGACCACTTAGTGTTGCCATCTGCATCTAAACAAGTTACTGTCCAGATGTTAGTTAATGATAAGTCTGCTGTTGTATTGTTATTCATTTTATTACTTCCTATTGCTATTAAATTAGTGTTATTATTTATGTCCACGTTGTATCATCCTCTGTTTGTTCTGTCCAGTCTGTTGTCTCTTCTGTTATTGCTGTCCAAGCATCTGTACTTTCTATCTCTGAGTTCCATAAGAAGTTGGATGCTGAAGAGGTAGACACTGAAGCCTGTATAGTTAATGATTCTGGATAATTGATATTGTTAACAACACCAGTGCTAATAGGCAGTGTGGCATTACCAACTGCTTTCAAAACTGATACTGATATTATACCATAAGTTGCTTCTAATGCAGTGTTAATTAATGTAACTTTATCTTCATCATTTACATTCTCTAAGACTGAAGAGAACGTTGCTGTTGCTGGGTAAACTGTATTGTTATTGCTGGTAGTTGTGTGACCACTAGATAGTGTAGCTAAACCTGTAGCTAACAGAACTGAAGAATCTGTCCCTGTAGTTGTTATACTCATACTGCCTGATACAGGTAACACAAGCACACAACTTGTAGTAAGTCCTAATGCTGAAGCTAACGTGCCATTCAGTAAACTAACCCTGTCTTCATCGTGTAACTCTGACAATAGTATTTGGGTAATATTGGCACTCACTGGCATTGCAACAGCTACACTGTTGTTGGTGCTTAGAGAACCAGCAACTGTAGCCGCTGATTGAAAGGTTTCGTTAGCCCATACGTGAGTAGTGCTCCAACTATCTGAACTGTCAGCCCAGGTATTCTGCACCCTCTAGCCTTCTACGCCAGAGTAAATGTTACGTACTCGCATCTGTGAACCTGAATGTCTGTCTCTGCCATCTGCTGCCTGTAAGTCTTTAGTAGCTGCTTTGTACATAGTAAGCCACAACTGAATCCTCTCATCATTCTTAATGAAAGGTTCTGCTTCTAGTAGTGCACCATATAGTAACACATCAGGAGCATTCTCAGTTAACCAGTTAGTTGTAACAGTACCTGCAGTACCATCACCAAGAGACGTAAACTTCTCGTAGAACGCCATTTCTAATTCATACTCTGCATCAGGTATAGGTGCTAGTTGAATCTCGTCTCCAATCAACGTATAGGCACTAGGAAGACCTGATGAACTACCACCGTACAATCTATCTAACATCTCAGGTGTAATGTATTCAAGTGGTTGAATCCTATCAGTATTGATTTGGATGTTACGCATTTGAAGATAACCACCAGGTAATTGGAAGTAGCGTTTACCTGCTGTAGTGTTCATAGTAGAACGAACTTCCATTGGTCTGATGCGTAAATCTCTGTTGATTCTTGCTTCAGCTAACGCAATGAAGTCTGGTATTCTAGCTGTTAAGTCTGACCTATCTAGCCAGTCAGCAACTGCATCTTTTATTCCTGTGTATGTGTTTAGTGCCATTTAATATCCTTTAGGTTATGCTTTATAGTTTACCTTTAGTTGTTCTGAATGGGGCATTCTCTGGGTCATTCAACCACACCCTCATCCTTTCTTGGTCATTCCATACACCATCTCGCATCATCTGTTCGACAACAATCATAGGAATGCTGGCTACTTTGTGTGAGAACTGTGTATCACCTTGGTACTGATTACGTCCACCATCTAGCTTATCAAGGTGGTTAGAAGCTACAATATCTTTAATTTCTTGTGTGTTCTGTGTGGATACACTTGTTAAAGAACCGTCTAAGTTCTCGATTAGTTTTGATTGAATTGCCATACCGTCTCCTAATTAGTTTAAGAAAACAGCCCTCCTGTTAAGGAGAGCCATAGATTTAAACTAACTATTAACCAGTAGTGTACTGAATCTTAGCGTTACCAGCTTCGTTGTTACAGCGTAAACCGTACTCAACTAAAAGCATCTTCTTATCTGAGTCACCATCTTTAGCGATGTCAACAGTTTGGAAGTCACGTAAGAAATCAACAGACCACATATCGTTATCCAAGATGTAGATTAAGTCTTGATTACAGTAACGGTCCAACTGAATGTTGAAAGTACCGAAGTCAGTAACGTAAACTTCTACAGCATTGTAGATTGATTTGTTGTCATCAACAACTGAACGTGTTTCAGAAGCACGACCAGATAAACCAGTTACAACCTTCTTGTTAGTTGCACCAAGAATGATAGTAGATGGAGAACCACCTTCAGTCCAACACTTCTCAGCAGCATTAACGATGTCATCATCAGTAACAGCAGCGTGAGTACCAGTAGTACCAGCATCAACAACGTTAGTTGTGATAAATGCAGCAGCACCTTTAGTAGCACGAGCAGTAGTTGCGTCACCTGCAGCAGCAGCTTGAGTAGAAAGCAAAGTTGTTTCCATATCACGCTTAATCTCTTTAGAAGCTTTAGCTAATTGATATGCCATCTCAGACTTCTTACCAGCTTGGTCAACAGTTTCGTGTGTACCAGTAACTTCAAGAACCTTCTTAGAGATTTGAGTGTAGTTACCTAAACGAACTGTGTCAGTCATAGAAGCTGCACCAACTGCTGCTCCTTCAACGTGCTTGTTAGAACCTGAAGCGGCTACTAACGAGTCAGTCTGCCATTCAAAGAATGTGTTAGATACTTTACCTTTCTTAGCTACGCTAGATAGGAACGGAGTATCCGTTGGTGAGATGTCATAAATAACGTCCGAGATTTGCTCACGAATCGCTTGTGCGTCATACGTTTTAAATTGTGTAGTAGTTGCCATTTGTATTATTTCCTTATATTAAAGCGGTATGCTCCTCATTAGAGCATATCATAAAATATGGAAGCTGCATCATCTTGATTGCCAGACTTCCTTAACCTTGTACGCTTCTTTTTAGTTGCTTCATTATTAGAATCAGCTTTAACCTTACCTCTTCCAGACTTCTGTACCTTAGGAACTTTCTTAAGTGCCTTCTTCTTTGGGGCTACCTTAGCTGTCAGTCTATCAAACTCCATAGCCTTCTTAAGTACAAGAACACTACGGTGGTCCGCTAGTTGGTTGACCTCTTCAGGTAAGTACCCCACGCTGAGTGCAAAATCTCTGATGTCTGCTTTAACAGTGCTATCTGACTTCTCCCACTCTGGCATTACTTGCACTAACTTAGAGAACTCATCCTGTACGAATGATGCTCTTGCTTGTGCTAGATGTTGTTCCTGCTGATGCTGAACAATCCTTTGTTGTTTATTAGTATTAACAACCTTTGCCTGTGCGTCTCGGTATTCATCCTTCTTAAGCATATAAGTATATGGGTCTTCCTCTTTAAGGGTTTCCCAGTCCACTTGTTTGAACTCTTGAAGTTTGGTTTGCTGTTGTTCTTTTAACATATGCAACCCGTTTGCGTACATTTGTCTCTCTTGCTCTAGTTGAGCACGTTCGGATTGAATTGCTTCATTTTCCTTACGTACTTCTGCTAGTGCTTGAGACTTACGAGTATAGTCAGATTGTCTTTGATATCCAGCTTTAAGTTCCTCTAGGTTAACTTCATACTCTTCACCGTCTACTTTAATAGTATAGCTTGTGTCTTCAGTCTCGGTTTCTTCAACCTCTTCTTCCTGAGTTTCCTCTTCACCTTCTTCATCTTCTTCTACTTCTGATTCGGCTTCCTCTTCCGAGACCTCTTCATTTTCGACTTCATCTTCCTCTAGTTCATCAACTACCTCTGACTCGTTATCAGCTGTAGTTTCAGTTTCCTCGTCTGTAGGTTGGTCATTTTCTGATTCCCACAATCCTAGGATTTTATTGGTCGCCTCTTCGGCTGACCCTTCTTGTGCTCTTTCAAACGCTACTTCCATCTGGTTATTCGTTTCTGAATCCATTAGGTTTCTCCCTTAGTTTTTAATAATGTTCTGAATAAAATTCTTGCTGTCCTTCAGCCAGCTTACCAGTATTGATGACACTTTGTATGTGCTCATCAATCAGCCCTAAAGCTTTGATGGTAATATAAATTCTATCTCTTTCTGTTTCTTCACTGATTTTAGTTTGTAGTAACATCTTAATCAGTTCTTCTTTTGTCTCCGCAAAAGCTGTCTTATACAACGGGTCATTAACAAATCTTTCTGCATCCTTTCCCAGCTGTACATCCTTTCCCTTACTTCCCATCTACTTCTCCTATGTTGGACCTATAGCTACTGGTCTTCCCTGTTCCCTTTCTAAAATTAACTCTTGTTGTTTGAGAGCTAAGTCTGCCTTCTTAATTTCTAACTCTTGTGCTTTGATTTGCATATTAACCTGTGCAGCTTGAGACTTAAGTTCTAGTTCTTGTTGTGCTAGTAATGCTTCAAGTTCCATTTCCTTCTGTTTAAGAGCACTTTCAGTCTGCATCTTCTGCATCTTAAGCTCCAGCTCTTTAGCTTTAAGCTGCATCTCTGCCTGCTTAGCTTGCTCTTCAGGACTAGGTGGCTTCTTAGGTGGTTGGTTGTCACCTGGGTCAGTAATGAAGTCTTCTACATTCTTCATACCCATAGCTCTGATTTGTTCAGCTATCAAATTATATATGTTCTTAGGCTTAATTAAAATACCACCAGAAGGGTGCTGTGCAATCATCTGGATTGACTGTGATAGTCTACCTAGGTGCATAAGGTTCATATCTTTGTTACCAAAGCCTAAGCCTACCTGTGCAGTACAGTCCATCTTTTCTTTCCACTCAGACGGATATAGTGTAGTCCACTTGTTGTTTAGACGTACTATCTTCTCTGGTGCTTCAAACTTCTGAACTAGTTGGTACACATTGTTAGCTAGGTCTTTCATACCTGTCTCAGCGAATACTCGTGCAATTAGTTCAATCTTTTGTTGTGCTGCTGTCATTACTTGACCAACACCTGTAGCTGTCTGGTGTGACTTTAAGCCACCTTCAGACATACCCATCGACTGCTTACTCACACCTGTCCTTTCCTCTCTAATACTGTCAAGATATCCTAACATATTGAATGAGTTCTGGTCTAGTTGTGGTGTAGCTAGTGGTGTTACAGCTCCTGGTGTACGTACTCGTACAATACCACCAGGTCTTGATGTCATTAGGTCATCTAAATTAGCTTGACCTTCTACTACTTGATAACGCCCGTTGTTTGTTAGATACATATTGTCTAACAAGTTACGCATTAACGTAGTCTTTATTAATTGGAGGTCGGAGATTAAGTCATAAATACTCAGACCGTAGAACTTATGAGGCATTGGAACAGGCGTAAGGGAGGAGAAGGGAACGCTGTCCACTGCCTCATTATCTAAAATCTCATCCCCGACCTTCGTTATCTTTCTTAATTCATCGATACCGTCATTATCATAGTCGACTCTGAAGTAGCACTCAGTTACCCAAACACCCTCATCAACATCCCCACCATATACAGAGTCACCATCATAATCAAAACGTGCCATACGCTCAGATTTATATTCAGATTCTGTGGCAGAGAATGCAGTGTCAACCTTAGACTTAGGGTAACCTTGAGCAATTAAATCACTCTTAGTTTTCTTAACTCTATGACCAACAAATCTTGCATCTTGAACAGTTTTAGCGTACTTGTTAATTAGAAATTCTTCTGGTGGTACAGGTTCAATTCTGACCTGACCACTTTCTTTTGTTCTTTTTATTACAACATCGTGAAGGACTGGAGGAGGCATCATACCTGGGGCTAGTATCTCTCCTTCTTCAAGCTCGTTAATGGCTGTATGTTGTACTACTTCTACGCTGTCGTCAATAAGTAATACTGTAAATTCTTCTTCAGTTAGGTTCTTGTATTCTTCTCTAGTGACTTCAGTTGTGTCGTCCCAGTAGTGTTTGACAATACCATTCTTTTGTAATAGGGCATCTTTGAACCAGCTATAGATAATACTAAAGCCTGGGTTCTGTTTCATTATCACGTAGTTAGTGTAGTCAGTAGCTTGTTTAGCCATCTCTACATCTTCAGGACCTTGTGGTTCGAACTGTACTACCTTATCACCACCTGTGAATATCTTCATTAGGCTCGGCATAATCCATTCGATTACGTCAGCAACATCTCGTGTGACAATTTGTGAACGACCTTCTTGCTCATTACCGTACTTCTTACCGTAGTAACGGTCCATAGCATCGGTACGTTGCTGTGTTAACTTACCGTCACCGTAGCCAAGAGCCCCTTGAATCTCTTGTTCAACGTATGCCGATAGTTCTTCCTTAGTCATTCTTTTCTTAGCCATAGATTATTTCTTCTTTGTTGATTTAGTAGCAGTAGGTGCTGGTGCTTTAGCTGCTGCAATTAGCAGTACCTTAAGTTCATCAATACTTGCTTTCATTTCAATAATATTATTTTCTAGCCACTTTGGATTCATCCCTTCTCCTGTGTTATACTACCCAACTTAGGTCCTGCTTTGGTAACTCCTTGTTCCAAGCAGAATTACTCCCTGTAAAAACTACTTCGGTCACACAGAGATATCTGAATGCATCCGCTGCGTGTGAAGTCCAATCGTGTACTGGCTTCTGTGACCATATCTTCTTCTTGTCATCATATGAGCTACGGTACTGAAGTAAGGCATCATATCCTTTCTTAGTCTTCGTCTCATCAAACCAACATCTATTCAGCGTAGTACGTACAGTATCAATACCGTCCATAACCTTTAGCTTAGGTGCAACTTGGAAGTCAATACCAAGTGAATAAGCTAGGTCTTTACGTGATTGACCTGTTGAAAATTCTCTAACTACTATATCGTGAGGTGCTATATGTGCACCATATCTGTAACCTTTCTGAGCTAATACATCAATATAGTGTGGTAATCCTTCACCACTGTTCTCATAGTAATCAATAACGTTAATTGCTTTACCGTCATACTGTGCAAACCATATAGCTGTACTATCTGATATGCCTAAGTCCCAAGACGTTACCACTTGCTTAGATGGGTCATACGGTACTTTACCTATACGCTCATCATCGTGTGCTTGTTCTAATTCCTTAGCATAATAAGCACCTCTCAAAGCAGCTGACCAACTACACTCATACTCCTGTGCATACTCAGTCTCAGCCATATCTTGCTGTGCCATTTCTAACTCTTCATCATCTAGGATACCAGTCTCAGAAGCTTTAAACAAAAACCTCTTCCAACCTTTCTTTTCCTTAGCTGAATGATATATATCGTAGAACTCGTTCTTACCCTTAGGAGTACCAATGAAGATACCCCAACCCTTTCTATCTGACAAAGCAGGTCTAATAACTTCTGAGTACATCTTAGGATTCATCTGTGCATATTCGTCCAAGATAACACCGTCAAGGTAAATACCTCGTAACGTATCTGGATTATCAGCACCATATAACTGTATCCTAGCACCCATAAAGTCAGCTCTTAATTCTGCTTCATTAAACTTAACGTCAGGGAAATCTCTAAGTAAACGCTTTAATTCGTCCCAAGCTACTGTCTTTGCCTGCTTAAATAAGGGGGCTAAGTACGCATATCTTGGGGCTTTCTTACCTGTCTGTAAGTCCTGTATAGCTGACTTAATCATTTGATTAATAGCAAATACAGTCTTACCAAATCTTCTGTGACACACAACAACATTGAATCTACCTAGCTCGTTGTGTAACTTAGCTTGTAATTTCCTGGGCGTATAGGGTATTACAATTCCCTTACGTTTCTCCTCCCTAGTGTCTAGCATTAGTGGACATTATCCTCACGTCTATTAGCATCTGCAATATCATCTTCATCCTCAGACCAGCTAATATCAAAGTTCCTATCTTCGTGTATAACGTGTTGCTTAGGAGTCCAACCACCTTGTGTCTTAAGCCAGAATGTAGTCATACTAGCTGACTCACCACTCATAGCCATCTTATAAGCAACACCAGCTACAGAAGCAGTCCTCTTCTCTCTAGCTGTGTCTAATGTATGTCTGTAATACTTGACTAAGGTAGCGATTGACACACCCATAATGCGTGCTATAGTATGTTGGTCTAAACCAATAGTAACCATCTCTTCTACCTTTGAGTAGTCGTCATCTGTGGGCTTGTACTTAGTAGTTGTTCTCCTACTTATCTTACCACCCTTACCTTGACTGACCTTAGATAGTCCTGCTCCAGGTCTACCTTTCTTTCTGACTACTTCAACTACTACGTCACTAGGTGCTTTACCTGTCTCAGCAGCAACCTTATATTTGACATCTTCAATTACTTCTTTCTCAGTTTTCTTATTCATAAAATTTATAAAAATAATATTTCAATAGGTGTATTATACCATAAAAGCTAATTGACATAAACTTATTCATTTATAAACCTAAAGTCTTATTGACTATAACCATAAAAGATAACTATATCTCTACTACGTTAGTTATACTTCTGATGTTCTATCATTAGTTGTGGAGTAATTATGTTAGTCAGCTAGTAGGTTGTTACTAATGACTTACTTAGTGTGTTGTGTGTAACTACTGTGCCCCGATATAGGGTCTTAATATAATGAGATTAAAAGAAGGGCTAACTATGTAGAGTATTATACCATAAACAACAAAGCCCTTTTGATTAAATCTTAGTGTATATCCCTAAAGAGATATATAACCTATCCCTATATATCCCTAAAGAGATATACTTACTATACACGTCCTAGTGAAGAGAGTACACTGTGGTTAAATACCGTGTGTGAATACTATACCCCCATATTAGACAATGCTTATATACAATGGATTTACTTGAATTTTATATATAGGTGGGTTTCAGCGATTTGCCAAGTTTCCAAAAGGGGTTGCCCGCCCTCCCGTATATGGCATTAATACCCCTATAAAAGCAAAGGTTATACCAAAGGCAGGGGCAGGGGATGTATATAAGTGTATGCTAATGTATATATACTCAACACAATTGTTTTAATACGTGGTATGTATGCAAGGTTTTAATATATCTTTAGCAAGGCGTGGCATTAATAGTATTAATTCTTTGCATTCTAGTATCGAACCAACCCACCAGCTCTTAATGCAAATGATAATCATTCTCATTTAGAAGTATATACTAATGCTAATGCAAATGATAATCATTCTCATTTACAACCTGTGCTTTGTATTGACCATATTAATTTACATATTTATAGTTATTTAAGTTAATAAACACTTGACAAGTATAGTAATGCTTGATATAATAGCATCAACACAACAAAGAAAGATAATTTTAATAATAACAAAGGCGGTATAAAATGACAAACAATACAATTAAGGGCTGGATAGCATTTTACAATAACAAACAATTAGAGATAGTGATAGGCAAAGATGCATCCAGTGTATATGATGCTCAACTCTTTGCAATTAAAGCAATGAATATCCCAAAATCAAAGAAAGGTTTACTTTCAATACAACCAGCATATTAATAAATAATAATTTAATAGCATTAGTTAATAGTGCTATTATGCGATTAAACAGAAAAAGGATAAAACATTATGAATAAATTATTTAATAATCTACCGAAAGACGAGGTAAATGAAGAAGAAGCAATTTACACGGTTGGTGACTCTTTGTTGTATCAATTCTACTGTGGCAATTGGTCGGCTTCAGTTAAGGAAATGACGGATAACAATTACAGCACAACTGATTTAATCAAGTATATCAATTCACTAGACGCTTGTATTGGTGGTTGGTTGGATTGGTTCGACCGTGAATTTTTTGCTGAATTAGGTGCTTCAACTGTTAAATTAAACTAAAGGGAATATAATGTTATTTATGATAGTAGGATAGGCGATAAATAGATAATAATTAAATGGCATTTGAAAGAGTGTCATTTTGTGATTAAATAAAAGACAGGTAGGTATAAAATGAAAAAGATTAACTGTATTGAACTAGAGCAATTAATATATAACAATAATAGACCGACTCAAGCCGATGGTGACGCTTTAAAGAATGCAAAAGGTAAAGAAGCACTATTGTCCGCCTTGGATAAATTTAGATTACCAAAAGAATTGAGATATAAATACAGTAAATAAATAATAATTAAATGGCATTTGAAAGAGTGTCATTTTGTGATTAAATAAAAAGAGAGGTATAAAATGAGTACATTAATACAAGATATGAAAGGTTTTAAGGTAAGAAACTTTAAAAATACGGCTTTAATTATTGCAAAAAGGGATAAGCGGTTTAATGATTTATATTATTCTAGCAATAAATTAGATATTATACAAGCCAATAATATGCTATGTGATTTAATGGTCGCAGGTAAGCATATAATTGATAGTGAGATTAAAAATCAAGGCAGATACTAATAAATAAAGGGGATATAAAATGAGATACTTCAGATTAAATGATAGTAAATGGGTAGAATTAACACTAAATGAGTGGTGCAATATTGAATATGGATTAAAGCCAATTTGGTTATATGATAACAATCTAAATAAATATGGCATTGGATTATATTAGTATAGGATTATAACCATTTTAAAACGGTGGTTATATTCGTATAATAATAAATAGGTGATAAAAATGGATAAACTAGAAAAACTAGATAACTTACAAGAGCAGATTAATATATTACTAGAAAAAGGTGATGATGACAGTTTTAAATTAGCAATGCGGATAAAAAAAGAAACTGATAAGCTAATGAGTGAGATTTATACCTTTGATGGGGATAAGTAATGGTCAATTTAGTTGAAAAAGTGGGTGGATTTCTAATTATATTTGCATCTTGTGTGATGGGTGCTTATATTTTGGTTGAATTTATGCTATTAGGCACTTAATTTATAAATAAATGCGGATAAACGCTTGACTTTGTGTTAAATGTGTGAAATAATACAGTTAAGTTAAAAGATGCCGAAAGGCTTCGACAATAAAAAAGGATGGATAAAATGAAAACATTAAGTGAACAAGTAAGAAAACTAGAGGTTAGATTAGCGGGTCTTCAAATAGAAGTTGATAATCTAGCAATTGAGAATGGGAATTTTGCTAACTTCCTTGAGCGTATGGATTACAGCCCTTGTGAGATAGATAACATTTCAAATGGTTGGTATACACATAGAAC